CACACATCGGCTATTCCGTAACGCATGGTCAGATGACGGGGATGAGATTGCTGTTGATATGTCTAAGGCTCGTGATATCCATATGGATGACATTCGCGTGGACCGCGATAAGAAGTTAACTGAACTCGATGTGACGTTTATGCGAGCCATCGAGGATGATGATTCTGACGCGCAGAGCGCTGCAAGTGTAGAAAAGCAAGCGCTGCGTGATATACCGGAGACCTTCGACCTTTCCTCGGCTTCGACACCTGAACAACTGACGGCTCTCTGGCCTGAAGATTTAGACCGAACCAATAACTAATCGTGAATGGACATGAACGGACAGAAATTGTCGCGCTTACGAAACAAGTAGCTGAATTTCAAGTTGCTGTCACGCGAGTGATGGTGCCGAGGGAGGAAATAGATCGAAGAGAAACCAGTTTACGCGATAGAATATCGTCGAGTGAAAACCGCGCCATGCGGTGGGCCGTCAGCTTGGGAGTTCTTAATTTAGGCGGTTGGGTATCTTTGGCATGGATGTTAGCGTCTCAATGATATACCGAGGAGGTACTATGAGTTGTCAGTGCGGCTGTGCTACAGCCAATAAAAGTAATGTATTAGCAAGGCGATGGTTCAAGGGAGCCTTTGCGTCAGCGCTTGTTGCCGCGATCCCGGCCATCCAGATTGCTTTAGAATCGGAAGACTTTAGCAATCTCGTCGGGCCGAGCGTGTCGGCTCTCATTGTGGGGATTTTATTGGCAGCGGATAAGGCGTTCCGCTGGAGAACGTAAGTGTCGTTCCGCATTGCGGTTGTATCGGACACACATCTAGGATCGAAGTTTCAACAACTCAGCGCACTCCGTAAGTTCTTACGGTTCGCAAAACGCGAAGGTGCGGAGGAGATATTACACGTAGGCGACCTTTTTGAAGGCCGTATGAGCCACAGAGGGTCGGAATTTTTGAGGTTTTTAGACTCCGCAGATGAAATGGTCGATTACGCCGTCGCAAAGTTTCCTGACACTGGATTGAAGACTTCAATCATCACCGGGAACCATGACATCTCTCTCATGAAAGAGAGTGGATACAATCCGGTTCGAGCCGTCAGCCAACAGCGTGACGACTTTAAATTCATTGGCAATGACGAAGCGCACATCTCTATTCACGGGGTTAAGTTTCGATTGTTCCATCCGGGCGGGAGTCCGGGTCTAGCCAAGAGCTATCGAGCACAACAGGAGATCTGGAGGAATGAATCCTCCCCTGATATCCTGCTTGTGGGTCACTTCCATTTCTTCAACTCGGTGTATGAGAAGGGAGTCACTGGCATTAACGCTGCGTGTTTCCAATCTCAGACACCGTATGAGAAGGGGAAGAACCTCCATCCAAATGTAGGTGGGGTATTGTTAGACATCCACGACGGCAAGCGTGTAGGCGTTACCTATGTCCCTTACGATACGTTAGATTCGGACTGGTAGTTAAGCTACGGAGAAGCTTTCCCACGCAGCCTCTTGTGCTGAATAACTTGATACTTGCATGACAATTCGCGCATTGCCCGGTTTGCCTAAGCTAACAGGTTCTCCCAGTTCGAACATCTGAAGGAACGCATCTGCCTCATCACGGTCCTTGAAATTGATGACAATCTCTTTCGTGGTTACCGTGTGCGTTGATGTGGATTTACTGGGTACGATCTCAGGTTCGATAGGTTCTGGTGCAGGGTCTTGTGGAAGCGTTATTCCATCTGTCACAGGAATTGGAAGCTTTGATGCGCCTTCAATATCCGGTTCATACGGAAGCTCTGCTCCTGCGCGACGTTTCCTAGCCTTCGCTTCTTTTAACCAATCACTGATACGAATCGCATCCTCGGTAAATTTGCTGCGAGTGTGGGAGTAAGCCCGTGCGACATAGCGATCTCAGAGAACATCGTGAGAACTTTCGTCTCTGAGGATTCCATAGCCTGTTCTTCAGTCATACCCTTTACCTGCGAGGCGAATTCTTCCGCAGTTACCTGCGTACCACCACCACGCAATTCAGCGATAAGATCACTCTCATTAATCATGTTGCCTCCTGTTAGTTAAGGCTGTGTGTACAATCTCTACAGCATCTTTAGGATTATCGACAACACGAGCGACGCCAGCGCCGCTATCGTTGAGTTCCTTTAGTGTGTAGTCTTGAATCTTTGATGTCTTTCCTGTTGGTGTTTTTACTTCAAACGCGAAAAAAAGTCCCTCACAGCCGCCCAAAATATCAGGTATTCCGGCTCTTGTGATAGCAGACCCATGATACTTAACCCACCATCCGCCCACCTCCGATTGGAGGCGGCGGATAATGGATTGTTGGAGACGAGTCTCTGGATTAGACACCCAGCGCCGAGAACTCCTCGATAAGCTCTTCTGTCTTACCCCATGGGCGGTGATCGACGAAGCGCTTAATCTTAGACTCTAACTGTCCCTTGACAGTCTCACCCTGACGGTTCACCCAGTCACGACCAACTTCTGCTGCCAGTACAGCCCCGACGTGCTTTCCATTCGCGGTTGACCACGGAACAGCTACCTGCTGCCCCTCAGGGTATTCCATACCATTGAGCGCCTCAGCGAAACTACGTTGGAACCAGTACGATGCCTCAGAATCGACGAACGCTGCAGTAAGCTGCGTTCCGACATGCTCCTCAGCGCCTACCGGACCATCGACAATCTCGAACGTAGCGATTACGCCTTCATTGCCAGAATTAAACTTGCGCTCCTCTGAATCAATAATCTCTAACTGGTAGTTCCCGTCAGGAACGATAGGTCTGCTGAATCCAGATGATCCACGTTGGCTATCCTTAGACTGAAAACTACGATCACTTGCTGGCACGAGTGCCCTCCAATGCTTGGACGATCTTCGTCCATGTGGGGTCATCCATCCTCGAAGGAAGACGACCTGATCTATCTTTTGCGGTGATGACGGGCTTCTCTTGGAAGTCCAATCGCCGCTCCCAACCACCGCCCTCAGCCTTCACGAGTGTGAGACGACCAATGACGGATGTGATCCTGTTGATACCGCGCCATACAGAGTTGACAAATTCTGGCCTGACCTCTGAAATCGTCTTCTGTGACCAGTTTTCTCCAACACCTTGATAGTCGGTATGCTCATGTGCAGTGACAATGAGTGTCACGTCACGCTTTTTCAACTCTTGAAAATGCCTAACCATCATATCACGTACAACCTTATAATGGTTGCCAAAATCCTCATGGGCACCCAACTTTACGAGCGCTTCTCCAGCAAGCATCTCCTGTAGGGTAGACCCTGTGTCGTACGCAATGACATCATACTTCTCAGCGTTACCAGCTTCGAGCCACTCAGACAATCCATACCACTCTTCGAGTGTGTTGAGTCTAACGGTGTCGATAGGTAGCTGGTCAAGAGTTTCAGCACCGCCGAAATCACAATCGATCAGCAGCACTTTTTTCCCTGCGCTATGTGCGGTTCCAATTAAATGCGTTTTACCCGCGCCCGGTTGTGAGTATACGACGAATAGCCGGTGATACGATTGGCTGTTCGCCTTCGTAATCTTCGGCGCTTCTCCGCGAGGCGCTCCCGGTGTATCCGGTGTAGCAGCCTCGACTTCACTCTGTGGGACTGGCATCTGCCCTCCTTATATACTTAACGAGATTTGCTTGTATGGTAAATACAGGCACACCGTCGTTGAACACTTCTACGAACGTTGCGTCACCGTACTCGTTGATCACACATCGTTGACCCTCGATTTCAAACGGTTCGCTTTCTTCTACACCATAGACCCTATATGTGTGTGTCTCCTCTTCATTAGGCTGGCGCATGGTAACGATCCCAGTAGTCACTCTTCTCGAATTGTCGTAGTTCCTCTTTAACTAGATCCTCATCTCCCTGTAGCTCAGCCCCACAGATACCTTTAAACTGGCATGAGGGGCAGGTAAATGGTCCCACAGATCGTGGGAAAACATTAGCTTTAGTCGCGGCATTGATAAACGAATTTGTAGCCCTGATATCCCGTAGCGCTGTATTAATAATGTTTGGTGTCATACGGATGACGCGCCTGCGGAAAAATGGGCTGGGCTTCGAATTTAAGTCCGTAATCTGCCTATCATATTCAGATAAGTTTATTGTTGGATGTTCCCATGATGCCTTTTCAACCGCATCGATGTATTCAAAGACTGTGGTCTCAATAGCACGACTCGATATGCGCGGTCCTTTGCCGTCAGCGTAAGTTCCGTCTGCTCGCGGCTTATCTTTCAATCCAACGACTGAAGGACTAGTCGGAGCTTTCGTTAAGATGTAGTCAAAGACTACCTGCTCGATCTGTTCTATGTTCTGACGGTTCCACAACGCTGCATAGAATGCAAGCTGCGGATCATTGAGTTGAACACTATCGTCAGGGATGCGTCCGGTTGTTTTACGGTCTATTAATGTTAGACCCTCACCAAAGCGCTCATCACGAACGAGAAGGTCCATAATACCTACGTGTCGCCGACCATCGATTTCAACGTCCAATTTATATTCGACACCCTCTACTTCCCAGTCATCATCTTGATACTGGAAACGGTAGGATCGAACGATACGTCGGAGATCGTCGGGAAGTGGGGGAAGAACCTTATCCCCTTTCCCACGGTTCTGGTAAATCGCACGCTGTTCGGCTGTTAATGCGTTCCAGCGCTCCTCGACAAGTGATAGTGCCTTTTCATCTCCCATGCTCTCTGCGTCTTCAAAGAACTTATGGGCTTCAATACCCATACGAAGCGGCGCAGTGAGATGGATAGGTCGAAGGTTATCAATGTAACCAAATCGGTACGCGAGATTACACCGTTGGAACGCCCGTGTAGGTGAAATTGCAATGGGACGAACCACTGGGTCTTCAATCATAAAGCTGCCCTCCATAAGACTAATTATACCATACTATTCTTCGGAATCTTCTTCTTCATCGTACCCGCACCCCAAACAATAGAGCCACTTTCCGTCTTCCTCTAGATAAGAATTGCACTCAGGGCAACGAACACCT